GATCGACATCTCATCTGTCGCATCAACTCCCACAATACGCGGATCAACTGAAATCTCACCCTTTGGGTCTAAGAAGTACTTTGTAGTTGGTTCCGAAATGTGAGCTGAAGCCAAATCATGGTACGCAAGGTTTTTGAATGGAGTGACGTTGTCGATCACTGGCACGTTTGTCCATCCAAACACCTTCGCAATACTGGAAACTGCACTAGCTCCAATCTGCGTCGCATACGCAAACGGACCAATCCGAGGAATGGCCGTAAGGTACGATGCGTACTTCGCAAGTCGTGCAGCGGGAGCTGAAACTGGCCCATTACCATATTCATCACCCGACTGCAAACTCAACTTTGCTGTTGGGCCAGTCAGAACTGCATCCTCGCACCAAGCGTAAACTTGAAGCGTAACGCCATTTGAAGTTGCGCCGTTGGCACTAGCCAAAGTGGTGTACTGCAAAATGTTGATTTGTCCCATCTTAGCAACAGTTGCTGCGCTCGATATATCAAGGAACTCTTGGTTCCAGACAAATGGTAGCGTCATCTCACCACCTGCATTATCCTGTGGCAGAATCCAAATGCCAGGCCGCTGGGACCAAGTGACATACTTCTGCACAATGCTGTCTGGTGCTCGCACTTGTCCTGGAATGGGTGTGTACGCAAAGTACAATGCACCATAATAAAATGGGGCAGCGTTCATTACGATCTTCAACTTCAGTGTACCGCGAAAGAAACTGTAGTTGTTCAACTTGTCTGCAATACGAGTATTCGACATGAACAACGTCCAAGGATCAAACGAGGTCTCACCAAAACCGGACTCTGGCCAGGTAAACGACTGGATTAGCGTTGGACGCTTCAAGAAGTCACCGAGCTCAAGACCAGACAAATCATCACGATACACCGCTGGTGCAAGTGAATAATGCTTGGTTGAACCCATTGTTTGGTCAAGGAATTGTGCTGTTTCAGTTGTCTCACCCACAGTGGCACCATCGGTGACAGGTTCTTCTAACCCAGACTGTAGTGTGAGACCGGCTGCCTTATTTTGCGTCTCGGCAGCTGACGACGTTTGAGGAGTTACAGTGCTCCCCACACTTCTAAAAGATATGTTCGTGGGTTGAGGTTGGTTTAAAACTGGCAAGCTACCCTGCTCTCCAGTTCGATCAACTTTTGTGTGCTCTGCAGGCACGCCCATGGTGAGGCACGACATTGTATCGCTTTGCAGTCTGAGTGATTCCACGCTCGTCGCATCTAGAAAGTTGCCACTTGGTTTGACGCAGAATAAACCACCCAGAGATTTTTTGGCTTGCAACGGGTCAGGTTGCGGGACTTCAATCACAGCCCCCACATCTTCTTTCTCAAGTTCGAACGCATAGACCTTTGTCGTAGGTCTATCGCTGAATTCAACTTCACTGAGAAAACCCCTAGAATTCCGCTTATAGCGAGCCACTAGGGAGGGCCATTTTGGTAGAGAACGAGTCAGGTACGGTAGACACCCACTCTCCTCCATCAAGTGGAGCAAAAATTCTCTCTTTTGCTCAAACACTTCTCGCCCATACCAGAAATACTCTTGTACCGCGCTGTGAACGATCTCCACAGCATGTACTTCTGGTGTGATGTGCTTCGACGCAGTGTTGATCATCAAAGATTTGATAATCGATGCCTCCTCAAGAGGACACACATGAGCGTCAAGATCGGCCTCATATCTCCACGTTCGCTTGAGGAACGAACCATCATCGATATGGACAAAAGGAATTGAGGCAGCTCCTTTGTCAGCCATGGTGTACGTAACACCAATCTCCGCCAACACGTCAGCGATGATTGTGTGGTTGAAGTACCCAATTGAGGGACTAACACCAATACCATTATCATCTCCATACGTCGCGAGTGCGATATACTGCTGGAACGTCAAACATTCACTACCTGGGTTGCGTTTCACATAAACATAACGCATATACAGGCTGTTCACAATGCCATTGATGATCACGGTCAACGCTTGACCCGATGGATTAATGCCAAAAAACTCAATCAAGTCTCCATTAAAGTCGACGAGAGCGAAGCAGATGTCATAACCCATGCTGTAGATCATACGCACATGTTGATCTGAGCATCCACACTTCTTGTGGAACTGAGCAATAGCCTCAAAAGCGGCAAGGATGAACACAGCGGACATCGTTTTATCGAATCCACGGAAGTCACCAAAGATACATCTGTCCTCACCAAACTGTGTTAGGTGTTGCCGGATGAAATCCCACTCGACACTTTGTGCCTCTGTACCAGGAAACTGTTCGAACACGAACTTGTTCTTCTGCACGACCCGTGTAAAAGACAACAATACCATACGCATGGCTATTGTAAGCTCTACTGGTGCTCCCATGAACACTCGTGTCTTACCAGCTTCAATCTTGGCAAATGGTAGTGCTTCATCTTTCAATGCTCCAGAAAAGACAACCATACCACGCTGACCTACTCCCCACCTCGTCAGGATGAGCTCTGTTCTCTCCAAAATTTCCGGGGTGAAAGTGATCGCATCGGGGTACTGTTCAGTTGGTTCCAAAGCAACCGAAAGGTACTTCTTTGAGCACCGATGTGGGAATCCAGCACTAGTGCGCCTATTGATCGAATCAACAAAACGCACACCTGGCATTCCATTGATCGACGTGTGGACGTCATATATCTTAAGTTCTGCCTTCCATTCCGGACGAACTTTCATCCAGTCAATGACCAAGCCTTCGACACACTGATCCACAATCTGGGAATTGATATTGCCATTCATGGTCACACAATCCTTCAGACTGGTGTACCAAGGCAACCAACCCTTCATCACAGGCGCCCCATGAGCTAGCTGATAACCATGGTCAATCATCTTCTTACACATGATGGTTGGCTTCACAGTGGTCTTTGGTTCAGATCGAAATCCTACAAACGATCCATACACGTGAGCTGTACCTTGTTGGATAAACCGGACGGGACTCTTGAAGTGGAGAGGTCCTGGTTTCCCTACATGTGTAGTTGTTGTGTCCATAAGGGGTTCCGCTGGAACGGTAATCTTTGTTCGATCAATCATCTTCTCAATCATCTCTGCTGAGATCTTGATTGCCCCTGTGACTTGTGCACCATCACCCAACTGGTGAATACCAGCAATGATAGGACCAAATCCCGTCTCAACGAGAAGAGTCCAACCACAGTCGCCACCAACAGTTGGTTCCACAACAGTACCTGACAAAATGGTATTAGTGATACCAAGGTTCTTATTCTTGTACTCAGTCGTGTAGATGGCCGTCACAGTCTTCTTACTGCACGATCCATCAGTCGCTCGACCCAAGTACTCACCCTTGCCCCGATAGCTACCAAAAGACTCCTTCATAAGCAAGCCAGTGATATCCTTGAGTGGTGGTACTGATCGGATGCGGATGACAACCAAATCATTATTGACGTCACGAACTAAATCACTTTCCGACAACATGAATGAAAAGTTGCCACTCACACCAGGCGCAGCGCGCTCGCGCTGAATCTCACACAACAACGTCGTTTGGAACGACGGAATTGTGTGGAGTGTAGTGAGAAAACTCTGCCCACACAGACCGAGAGCCTTTGATGTGCGGAATTTTGTACCATCCCAGAAACGCAAGAAAACTGAATTCCTGAGGATTGCCTCTTCAACCTGCTCCTTCGAGAGAGCATTCCAAGATGAGGTCAAATGTCCTACATCAAAAGTTGTTGGGACATGGGTACTGTTAACCCAGACAGATTCGCGCTCTGTGCGTACAACTGGTGGCTCACCAATATCACTCAATCCAACCTGCTCTGTTTGTAAACCCTTGTACCACTTGTACAATTGGTAGGTTCCAACAGCAGCACCTGTGATGGACATCAAAGCGATATACGCCTTTGGAGTCTTCATACTCTCGTACACACGTGTACCAAGAGTGCGCATGACATCACGGGCATACTGATGACCATGAGTGACACCCTGGTACAAACGTGGTACCATGCGGTACATGCGCTGACGCACATAAGCCACACACATCACGTAAGCTATGATCCGTGCCAACACATCTGCAGCCACATTCCCGACAAAGCGGGTAGCCAGTGGAAACAACTCAGTAATCACTCGTCCAAGGAGGGTGACTACCACACCAAGTTCGTAACCATTTTGCTCACGCATGAACTTTGCGTCCAAGCGAGGGGCGATGAAAGTTGGTGTTTCACATGTACACCATTGCTGTGTGCCATAACACTCGTTACAAATACTCGTATTTGCCAACAGGTGCTCGGATTTGACAATTTTCACCTGGATTTGGTCGTGTGTTTTGATGACAGGCCCAAGCCACTTGAACAATTCGTGTACACTCGCAAAAGACCGTGTCTTGCGCAACTCAGCCTTCTGACACCAGTCCATCTTCTCATCGAGATAGGCTGGCACAGAGAATGGTTCATAAACGTCGATGTCCCAAAGATCTGGG